TTCTTGATGGAATCTGCCTTGAACATAGCTAAAGACCCCTTCATAGCGTTCTTTATTGCTTCACCTATAAGCATATCGACCATTGACCGAACCACAAAAGTTCCTAAATCAGCGAAACTTAATTTGCCTGTCATTACAAAATCGGTAAGTGATGTTTTGAGTTTATCAAATGTAGATGCACCTATATCCCGCATTTGAGCAAACATTTCTTTTTGAGAGTCCGCTACCTCTTTGAAACCTTTAGTGAAATTAGAAAAAAGACCTGTATCTTGAAAATCAAGGGCATCCAACACCGCTTGTTTAGCACCATCCATCGCATCCGCTAAATCCAGAACCGCTTTTGTTTCTTTTTTTACTGCGTCTGTTCTTTTTTTAGCTTCTTCTATCTTCCCACCCATTGCAAAAGGTGCTTGTCCTAATGCTTCATTAGCTTCTATTTCCATTGCCTTAGTAGCTTTGAATGTTTTACTTAGTAACAAATATTTTTCGTTTAATTCAATAATCTTTGCTTCATTCTCACCCATTGACTTAACGATATGCTGTTGCAAAGTTGGTATTGGAGCAATTTCATCTTTATATTTTATAATTGAACCAGTTATGTCTTTCGGGTCTACTTTGAAAGTATTCTCAAGTCCACCAGACTTTCTTATTTCGTCAAAAGATGCCTTGAGTTCTTTATTTTTTACTTCAAGGTCACGAATTGCAAATAATGTTTGATAAATATCTCTGTTTATTTGTGTTGATGTTAATTTTTTAAGTGCTTCTTCTGCCTTAATTAAAGGGTCTGGAAGTAGCATTGATGCGGTTGTCATAGCACCTATAGCACCCGCAATAAGCGTCAATCCTTTAGCACCAGATAAAGCCGTTATTCCTGTTAAGGTAATGAACACTTTCCGAAAAGCTGACGCAAGCTTAATCACTACTTCTGTTAATTTGAAAGCAATAAAACCCGCAACAAATGCTTTAAGTATTTTAAAATTATCTGCTACAAATTGCACCGCTTCACCAAATCCAATGACGGCATTTGATAAACCTATTCCTATTGATTTTGCAATCTTATCAATTTGCTCTTGGTTATCTTGGAAAAATTTGTCTAACTCACCAAATTCTTTTTTGAGTCCTACTAGAAATCCTTCAGCCACAACCTTCTGAAAGTTAAACAGCTTATCGCCAAGCATTGATAGCGTTCCTGTTAAGGTTTGAGCTAGGTCATCCGTTGCACCCGCAAACCTTCCACCTTTTCCAAACACTCTTTCAAATGCTTCGGCTGTTTCTTCTGCCGTTACTGTAGCACCCGCCTTGAATCCTAGTAAATCCCGAACACCTCTTTCCCTAAAAATGTCAGCACTTGCAATACCCGCTGATAATGACCGCTGTATTTGTTCGGCTGTTGTTTGGAAATCAAGACCAGTAACACTAGCGACATTGCCTGTTATTTCTAAAACCCTTGAAAGTTCTTCTGCATCTTTAGCAACAACAGCTAGGTTTCCCGCTCCCGCTTGTATTTGCTCTAGGCTGAAAGGTACTTTAGATGCGAACTTCGACATAACATCAAAAGCTTTTGCACCTTCTTCAACGCTACCAAATAAGAATTTTAATCGGATTTGTAAAGATTCAACTTGCCTACCAACATCAACAAACGACTTGAGAGTAACACCCGCACCTATACCGACTAGGGCATTTCTAAGGTTGAAGACCGATTGCTTGAGTTTGTCTACCCCTGTTGTGGCTGACTTCATAGCTTGGCGGGTCTTATCCTTCGCTATGATGTCTATATTTACGTTTTTTGTTGCCACTATCTACTTGCCTTTGCTAGTCGTTCTTGTCGTTCTTGTTCCTCATGTTGGATTTGAAAGTAAGCAATCCACATATTAAATTCTTCAACTGACATTTGCAAGATTTCGGAAACTGTTTTGTGAAGCTTTTCGGCTAAACCAAAGATATTATGTAACTCTGCATCATTCTTTAGTTTTTTTTATAATCCTCAATATCTTCATTACCAGTACCCATTATCTTTGTGGCAACGTCTGCAATTACATTTGTGTCAGCTTTTGTTTTGAAGGAAAGAATGTGAGAAGCGTTAAACATCTTTTCGCCATCTTTTGTTAAGGCTTTTTCAATGATAACGTCAATGAGTACAAGCAAATCTGTATTCGTTGCACCCTTGAATATCTTTTGTTTCTCAAGCATATTAAAAGGCTTGGTATGAATAGCTTTATCGCCTGTCAAACCCCACTCTGGAACTTCAATAATCTGTGTGTCTAGCTGACTAAAATGGTCACGAATACCATCAAAGTAGTCAATCTTTTCATCTGCCATTTTAGACTGTTCCGATGGTCAACCCACCATTACCTTGTCCAGATACAGTTCTAGTTGTTACACCATCTAATGTAACACCCACAGACATTCCAGTAACAATTCCAGTACCACTAAACTTTCTATCTCCAGACTCGTTACCTTCTGGCAAGAAAGCAAAAGTTAGTTCTGCTCCTTGTACTAAAGATGTTTGACCGCTATCGGTTTCATCAAAGTTCATATCAATAGTGAAAGTATAAGTACCTCTACCAACTAAATATGATTTCATTGAATTACCAAGTGCTGTATCCTCAACAACGTCATGGGTAGTGTCTACTGTGAACCCTGTGGCATTACCTAATGTAGTACCCCCAATAGTTACAACCCCTTCTTTTCCGTGATGTGTAGCCATTTATTTACTCCTTTTCTTCTTTAGGTTTTTCGACTTTTTTAGAAACCGCCTTTTCATCATGCACCTTATAGCCATTTTTTTCAAAATGTTCTACATGGTCTTCAACGCATTTTATAATACTTTCGCCTTTTTTCATAGTTACATTTTTAGCCATTATGCACTCCCTCTAGTAAATTCATATATTACCCTTGCTGTTATTCTTACACCACCATAGGGATAAATTGTACCCTCGTCCGTTGATGCTTCAATAATCTGCGTATCTATAGCATTACCATTTCTAGTTATATCATTATCTAAAGTTTCTTCAACAACTTCTATTATTTGGTTGCGAACTGTGTCTATATTTGAATCTGTACCCTTACCAAAAGCCACAATCAGAAAATCTATTGTTCCCCTATATGTTCCCGCTCCTGTATCGCCTATGCTTGATACTTCTCTAGTTTCATCACCAGACTGAACAAATAAGGCGGGAAACTGTGCATCACTAAGTTCTTCTACCTCAAAAGGTTCTCTGGTAATCTTTTTGAACTCAATAGGACTTGTCACCGCATCAAGCTTTGTAATTATGTCACCCGCTATATTTTCTCTTTTGCTCATAACCGCATTTCTTTAAAATAAAAACTCGCAAACTCTGCTTTTAGCTTATCTTCTTCTTTGTTGCCTATAGCAAAGAATGGTCTGGTAATACGTCTTTTGCCTACCCCGAATGTGTCGTGATAACTGGCTATCTTTGCTCTTTCCATGTTTGAGAAGAATAAGGTGCTTTTTGTACCGCCTGTTTTGAAATCTAAGCTACGAAACATCTTACCAGTATCGGTAAGGTCTACAAATCCTGTTTGTCTACCCCTTTTTTTACGGCTTCTGACTGTGCCTTTAGCGTATGCCCTCATTTGACCCCCATCGGGTAGTTTACCCGCCTGTGTACGCTTTGTAATCATTAGAACCGCCATATTAGAAACCCTATTCAATGATTTCTGGATAACAGCCTTTTGTTTTCTGCCTATTCTCTTTAATAGGTTTGTAACCTCTATAGAATTAACGTCTACTTTTACGTCTACTGCCATTAGCGAACTAATCTTAAATGATGTATAGGCTCTTTCTCGCTGTCGCTTACTGTACCGCCACCATCTTCATCGTATTCGACCCCATCCCTTAGAATAGCTTGGAATTCTTCTTCATATCTATCCCTATAGAAGTCAATCTGCACTTGAAATGCGTCTTTTCCTTCGCCTGTGTCGGGGTCACGCCATTTAGTAAGAATAGGATACACATACTTCCATAAACACAAATAAACTACTGATTGTGTCCATTGTGAGTCTGTTAGTTTAGAGCTATCCATTTCTACTGATG